GAGGGTTTGAGGTGCCGGATCAGACGCATTGTAGTCAATCGAGAGAATCACGTTGCCTGTAGAAGCAGACGTGTTGAACTCCGATGCAACGAGCTTGTAATAAAACTCCAGCATGCCAAAGTCATACTTATCGTACAACTGAGCAATGCGCGAACCCCAAGGAAATGTTGTTGTATTTCCTGGGTTGATCGCGTATCCAGTGGTTGAGAAGCCAGACGACCCGACAACGTCGCCTATATATTCATCCTCCTCAATCACCTGTCGAAAACGAGTAGTAACACCGTTCGACGGGTTGGAACTGAGACCCAATCGCCCCGTCCCTCTCCTCACTCGCATGCTGTTTGGTCCGGCAGGCGAGGCTTTCTTAAACCCAGCATTTCGCTGAGCGCGGGGCTTGCGCTTCATGGCTTTTGGTTTCTTCTGCCCCTGTTTCTTCTTACCGAACTTCGGCCCAAGATTCAGCTCAACTCCGACCAACCTTGGAAAAGGTGGCACAAGAGCAGCAAAGCGGTTCTTCACCGCCACAGCCGCTCCTGCCATCTGGTAGGATCTCTCCTCCACCAAGCGTTTGAATTGGGCTGCTGTCTGTCGCACACGACGGACAAAATTTGAGTCGACCTTTCGGTGCAATACCCTTGGAGTATTCTTTGCGTTCTCCTTCGCACAGGTTTTTACTGCGGTCACTGCACCGTTACTTGGGGTTGTTTGTTTGTTGGTCTCCTGACCAGGCCGCATTACAAGTGGGGGTTGAACCGACGTTCTGTTATCCCGACACACGCTGCAGGTCACGCAAAGGGCTTGACTATGTCGCTAGAACAAATGCGCAGTCTCGTAACTCCAAGACTGACGTGGATGGTGGCTTACGCACAAACATATGGTAATGCTGTGTTAGGGCCACCCACTGGGCTGTCTCCTTTAAAATAGGCCTATATTCATCCACCAGCGATACAAAATTCGTACCGCTTGGGACCTCCTTTCATGGCTTGCTAACGGCAAGCTCGTAGCGGTCGCGTATCACGCCGCCGCCGCAATGAATTCCGGGTACCGCTGCCCGAAAATGTCTTGCGGTCCTCCTGTGTCGCGATCCAACAACAGTGTGACAATGGATGAATACTCATCGCCAAACTGCATCCGATCGACTCTCTCCTGGAAAACTCGCTGTTTCCCATAGTCCCAATCATAATTTGCATTGAGACTAGACATGACTTCGACAGTCGTTTGCTTGACTGCCTTATCACGGGCGAACGCTTCAAATTGAACGCGCTCATACCAGGCATCGTGGCCTTCGGTGAGGACTAGGAGACGGTCTATGACCGACTTCACGGGGGGGAGAAAGTCAGCAGTATTCTTAAGGCCCAGAGCGATACCTCGCATCATGGACTGCTGACTCACACCAGCTGGGGGGTTAATAATATACCCCAGCTTGGCTAACACTCGTCCTGGCTTCGGACCAAATGTCAATCCCACACTCGTTTCATACAACCGACTGGAACAAAACTCGACGTTCTCTCGTCGAGACCGGTATATGGCTTCACTT